TACAATCCCATCGCACAATCTTTACAATCTGTACCATCGGTTTACTTGACACCATCGTCACCAAAGCACATCATTGTGGTTATGAGCCTCTCAGCCCAACAATTACTAATGCAAATCAGTGATGACCGCGCCTTAGGTGCAGCATTACTCTTTCCGCATCGACACCGCCAAGCCTCGCCTGACTTCCACTACAAAGTCATGGATATGTGGCGTTCAGCCGATCAATTCGTCAGTATTGAAGCGTTTCGTCAAGGTGCTAAAACAACCATCTCTGAGGAGTTTTTATTGCTCGAAGGGTTGTTTGCTAACTTTAAGTACTGCTTAATCTTCGGTGAGACGTACACAAAGGCTTGTCAGCGTATCGAGGCCATGAAGCATGAGCTGAATACCAACATGCGGATTTATGAGCTATTCGGTAAGATGAAAGGTGATAAGTGGTCCGAGAATAAAATCATTCTAAGTAACGGTGTGGCTATCGAAGCGCACGGCTGGGACGAGGAAATTCGCGGTTACTTGCATCAAGCTAATCGTCCTGATCGCGCTTACCTAGATGACATTGAGACTGAGGAGCGCGTGCGTAATTCGGACGAGGTTGATAAGAATTGGAAAAAGCTTCACAAGCAATTAATGCCAGCAATGGACAAAGAGTTTGGCAAGATACGGATGACTGGTACGCCACTCGCTGACGACTGCATGATCCGTCGCGCTGCTAACTCACCGCACTGGACGCACGGACATTTCCCAATCTGTGACCGAGATATAGATGACCCTCAAGCACAATCGTTGTGGGATACGCGCTATCCGATGGAATGGATACGCAACTTGCGCGATCAGATGTCATCCGAGGGGATGCTTCGAGAGTTTATGCAGGAGTACATGCTGGTGCCAACTGGCGCTCAGGGTAAGCCGTTCGATGAAACGATGCTACGCTTCCAAGATGTCGCGCCTACCATGTATGCGCCTAAGATTGTTATCATGGACCCAGCCCGTACCGTTGAGGTGAAGAAGTCTGACCAAACAGGTCACGTCACTGTGTCGCGTGTCGGTACCCGCATTTACGTTCACCAATCAGGTGGCGAGTATTGGCAACCTGACGAGATTATCAATGGGGCGTTCGCCATGAGCAAACGTCACGACGATGCTGAAGTAGCCATTGAAAAGAACTCACTTGATGACTGGTTGCTCCAACCAATGCGAGCTGAGATGCTCAAAACAGGTAAGTCATTGAAATTACGGACACTTAATGCACCGCAAGACCGAGACAAAGCCGCTTTCATTATGGGCTTGCGTCCGTTCTTTTTAGCAGGGGACATCATTCTCGTTGGTGGCCGTGCAGCGCACCAGCAACTCGTCAGTCAAATCGTCAACTTCCCATCGGGCAAACGCGACGTGCTTAATGCCCTAGCGTATGCCCTAAAAGTGTTCAGCGGTGTGCCAATCTACGGTGACTTTGGTGAGGCAAATCTTACCCAGCTAACTGAGGTGTCACGCAATACTCAACTCTTGCTCGGTGTGAACGCCACATCGACTGAGACAACGGGCGTGCTTTGCGCCCTTGATGGCCAGCACTTAACCGTCATTGCCGACTGGGTAAGTCCATTGATGCCAAACGACGCCATCCCTGACATCGCATTACTACTACGTGCCATGTACCCAAACAAAAAAGTCACCGCATGGGTCCCCGCTGATGTGTTTGACCAGGTGGGACGCAATCCGCTAGTCACAGCATTGCGTGCCGCTAAAATACCAGTCAATCGGGCTGAGAACGCAGTCATGGCAAGGGGTTCGTTGTCACCAATGATACGCACTGAGAAAACTAACAAGCGACTCTTGCGCGTCGATGACAATGCGCGTAATGTGATGCAAGCGATGGCACAAGGATACAACTGGGCATTGAAGCCAAATGGCGATAGATCGGGTGAACCTGAGCGCGGTACGGCAAGAACTTTAATTGAATCATTAGAGTGCTTGACATTCGCAATTAACAAGGTCAATAATGATACAATCCAATATAAAACTAACGCGCATAATGCGTTAGGTACACCCTACATATCAGCATTATCGAGGTAATGATGGCAAAACAGTCCGACAAAAAGCCTAAAGAAGCCATTGAGAATTGGGCTGAAAAAATCGAGTCCGATATTTATCAAGATTGTGCGGGCAAATATGCTGATATTGAAAAAGCTTTTAAAAATCGTGAAGAAGCTGACGAGGCAATTCAGGAGTATTGGCATATCTATAATGCTGACCCTGATGATAACCAAGCCTACCAAGGTAATTCAAAGTGTTATGTTCCTGTGGTTCGTGATGCTATCACTGCCCGCGCTAAACGATCTCTTAAACAGTTATTCCCGAATAAATATCAACACGTGGACGCCGTAGGTACGGACAGTCAAAAGCCTATGGCTCAGCTCTCATTGCTTGAGCACTACATTCGTTCTACCAAACTCAAATCCGTTGTACGTTCAATGCTGGTCGCAGGTGATGTGACTGGTCAATGGAATTTGTATGTGGACTGGATGCGCGATGTGCGCTCAGTCACAAACATGATCCGTAAAAATCCAGTGATGGAAACGGCTGAAGGTCAGCAAGTAGAATTGCTAGATCAAGACGACGAGATTGAAGAATTTAGAAATGATGAAGTGGTTGAAGAAGGCCCGATCATTACGGACTTCGCAACTGAGGATATGATCGTTATCCCACCAACCGTCAACAACATTGAAAAAGCTGACATCACTGCAATCAAACTTCGCATGAGTAAAGCGCAAGTTAAAAAGATGGTCGACGATGGCATCTTTATCTTGCCTGAAGATAGCGAGATTGGTGAGTGGGTTAGCAGTCACAAAGGCCGTGAGAAGCGCGTACCTGAGAAAAAACGTACAAGCGATGCTGGCATCAAAACAGAAGGCACACTCAAGTATGCACTGATCTACGAAGCGCACATGATGCTTGAGTTTGAAGAAGGTCAGAAGTCATTGGCGTATGTTTACTACGCTGGTGAGAATGATGTGGTCGGCATTATCAAAGCGCCACAATGGAATCAAAAACGTCCAATTATTTCAGCGCCAGTCGAACGTATCAGCGGTTCATTTAACGGCATTTCTAAAGTTGAAGCTGTGAAATGGTTGCAATGGAATCTCAATGACTTCTTTAACATGGGTCAAGACTCCGCAATGTATTCATTGCTACCAATCGTAATGACTGATCCTGAAAAGAATCCTAACTACGCCATGATGGTATTTGGTTTAGCGGCAGTGTGGCCAGTTGATCCTAACTCAACGCACTTCCAAAGCTTCCCACAACTGTGGAAAGACTCTATCCAAATGTGTCAATCAATCAAATCTCAAATCCATGAGTCATTGGATGTAAACGAGATGATGATGGGTAAGACTGGCAGTGGCCGTAAAAACAATGCAGCCGTTGGTGCTCAAATGCAAGAGTCGTCAGTATCCATTGTCGACCACGCTGAACGCTTTGAGGAGGAAATTCTCAATCCATTGATGGAGCGTTTCTTTGAGTACGACTGCCAATTCCGAGATAAAGAATTGACTGTGATCTCAATGGGTGAGATTGGTGTTGAAGCGCAAATGCAACAGATCCCAATTCAACAATGGGGGCAACGCTACTTCTTCCAATGGACTGGCACCGACTTTGTGATGAACATGCAACGTATGCAGCAACAAATTGCTACGATGAACGTGTTGCGAGGAATCCCACCACAACAATTAAATGGTCGCAAACTAGACATTACACCAGTACTTGAGATACTGGTTCAAAACGTATTTGGTAACGAACTTAGCAATCGCATCTTAATTGACGAACGCAATAAGTTTACTGTAAGCCCTGAGATCGAAGATGAAATGATGGTCAACTTTATCGCAGTGGACACCCATGAAGCCGATGACGATGTAGAGCACTTGCAAAAGCATCAATTGGCAGCTCAAATATCAGGCGACCCAAGCGGTATATTCCGTGGCCACATACAGAAGCACATGGAACAATTACAACGTAAACGTCAGATGGCGATGGCTGCTCAACAACCTCAAGGTATGCCAGGTATTCCTGGCGGTGCTGGACCAGGTGTTGCGGGTACTCCACGTATGGGTGCTCAACCACAGCAACCTCGCCCTGGCCAAAACCCACCTGGTGCGATCCCACAAGACAATATGATCGGTGCGCCAGCTAGGTAACTTGAGAGCTTAAATTATGACTGCCCCAATTGAATATAATGTCCCGATAACGCCTGATACCGCAGTTAAGATGGCGTTGAGCATGACAACGCAAACGCTTTACTACGTAGACAACAACGGTAATGTTCAGATTTTAGCAAGTGTGGCCGCCAATGGTGGTAACTTTACTAACGTCAACATCACTGGCGGTACTATTCAAGGTGTTGCTTTAACCATTGATAGTTTAGACTCAACCCCAATTGGTGCAAATACTCCATCAACTGGTCGGTTTACTACGCTTACTAGCACAGGTTTAGCAAGCTTTAATAGCTTGTCTACAGCTAATGCTACTATCACTGGCGGTTCAATCACTGGCGTGTCACTTACCCTCGATAGCTTAGACAATACACCTATCGGTGCAGCAACACCGTCCACTGGGAAATTCACAACATTACAAGCAAGTGGTGTGATCACCAGCACACTCGCTACAGGCACAGCCCCATTTAGTATTACCAGTACAACAGTTGTCCCAAATTTGAATGTATCACAATTGTTGGGTAATACTTGGGCTGTACCAGGCGCAATCGGTAGTACGACACCTAATAGCGGTGCGTTTACCACAATATCTACAAATACAGTAACGAGTGTTACGCCAGTACTAGGGTTCAATGCCTCTAATACAAGTTATGCGTCAGGTTCAACGGTCGCTAATAATTATTTGCAAACTATATTGCAAAATAAATCGGGTACAACTGGTGCATCAACTAACTATGTGTTGAGTAATGACCTAGGTACTGATTCAAGCTACTACGGTGAGTTTGGGATGAATAGCTCAGTGTTCTCAAGTGGAACACCAAGTGACTTTTTCTCAATCAACAATGGTGTGTACTTCTCAGGCCACGATGGTGACATAACTTTTGGTTCAGGTAACGGCTATAAGTCATACTTTGCTTGGGGTGCCACTGGCGCTTCAGCTCACGTTATTAATACGTCAGGTGCGATTGGTCTATCAACTAACTTAGGTACTACACCTGCATTGTCAGGCACTACTGGCTTTGGTACTGCTGGTCAGGTAATGATTAGTAACGGTTCAGGTGCCGCAAATACTTGGTCGTCAACCCCAACATTAATCGGTACAAACTTTACAGGTATTCCTAACGGTGCGTTGACTAATAGCTCAATTACTTTTGGTGCAACGGCTGCGGCTTTAGGCTCAACGGTCAGTGCTTTCAATGCTATAAGTATTGGTGCAACAACCGCAAGCACTGGCGCGTTCACTACGCTTAGTGCATCAAGCACGGTTTCAGGTGTGGGTTTCAGTAACTACCTAGCTGCACCACCTGCTATTGGATCAACAACAGCAAATACAGGCGCATTTACAACATTAAGTGCGTCAAGCACGATTTCAGGCGTGGGCTTCAGTAACTACTTAGCTGCACCTCCTGCCATTGGTGGTACAACACCTGCCGCAATTACAGGTACAACTATTACAGCTAATACGCAATTTAGTGGTGCTGGTACTGGGCTAACTGGTACAGCCGCAGGATTAAGTATTGGGGGTAACGCCGCAACTGCAACCACAGCAACTAACATTTCAGGAATTGCAGCAGTTGCCAATGGTGGTAGTGGATCATCAAGTTTGACGGCAAATAGTGTAATGTTAGGCAATGGGACGGCGGCTTTATCTGGAAATATGGTCGCCCCAGGAGCGTCAGGTAACGTATTAACTTCAAATGGTACAACTTGGACAAGTGCGGCGGCAAGTGCAACAGGTTTAGGTTATGGTCAAACTTGGCAAAACGTATCAGGTAGTCGTGCAGCAAATACAACTTATACAAACAGCACGGGTAAGCCAATATTTGTTTATATGGAAGCTGGCGGTTCTTCTAGCTGGGTCAATATTAATGGTACACAAACTCAAACTTTCCCAGCATTTTCTGCAATTACTTTAGTAATTCCTAACGGAAACACTTATTCTATTCAAACAGTAAATAGTGGTGTATTTTGGATGGAATTACGATAATATATAATGACCAACCCGTAACTTAATTAAAGAAGGATGACTAAAATGATTTTTAATGTGACTACCGAAGAAGCAAATGTATTAATCGCTGGCTTGGCTGAATTACCATTTAAAACAGCAGCGGGTTTGATTAGTAAGCTTCAATTTCAAGCGCAACCTCAATTAGCTGAAGAAGCTGCTGTAACTGAGGCTGCACCAGTACAAACTTCTGAATCAGCAAATGCTGAATCAGTACCAACTCAAGGTGAATAAAATGGTTACTTTTGCTGAATTACAACAAATCGCTTCTGATGTCGGTCACGACATTGATAGCGAAGTAGTACAATTTTTAAATGCTGCTGAAGCATTATTTGCTTCACGTAAAGACGTGGCAGTCGATCCATTCAAAAAAGGTTTTGGTCAAAATGATCCAGTAAACCCAGTGGATGGTACGCCTCCTTCAGCTTTACCTGCTGGTGCTGACACAAGCACTACTACAGGTGGCTTTGGTGGTAACGACCCAATCTCACCAGCACTTGCAACGCTAGCTAATACAACTCCAGCTCAAACTGCGGTTGATGCTACACCTGCTGAGACTGCACCTGCTGAGACTGCACCTGTTGAGACTGCACCTGCTGAACCACCAGTTGAGACAGTTGAACCACCAGTTGAGACAGTTGAGGCTCCAGTTGAGACAGTTGAAGCTCCAGTTGAGACTAAAGTTGATGCACCAGTTGAGACTGGTACAGTGGTGGATACTAATACATGAGATTAGTAGATGTAGACGAACCAATCATTGCCCGTGCATTTAGCTTTTTTTGGTTCAAACGTATTTATTTAGGTATAAGGTTTAAGCGATTGTCGCCGATGCAACAAACGGGGGCAGTCGCACATGAAGAAGGTCATTGTGAGTTACATCACTCTGAGAAAAGAATGGCATTATTATTCTTAATCGCTTGGTGGAACCCATGGTGGTTTTTACGTATTTGTCGGAACCATGAGTTAGCCGCTGACAAATATGCAGTCGACAAAGGCTATTCTCAACACTTGCTTAGTTTGTTATCAGCGTATGGAACGGATGGTTGGTTACATCCCCCACACCGAGAACGAATAATGGCTATTATTAGATATACGAGTACCCTCGCGTGATTCCCGTAAAGAGTCATTTCGCTGGGTTGGCGTAACCGACCAAAGGAGTAGTAATTATGTTTAATTTGTGGAAATTTTTACAGTTGTTAGTTTCACCGCATGTGGGCGATGATGACGATTTAGATCCTAATCCGAACGATGATGTAGATCCTAATCCGAATGACGACTTAGATCCTAATCCGAATGACGATGACGACTTAGATCCTAATCCGAATGACGATGACGACTTAGATCCTGAACCTGCACCTCGTGAAACTCGTGCTCAAAAAGAGATTAGAACCCTCCGTGAACGAGCACAAGCAGCGGAAGACGCTAAACGTAAGTTGGAAGCGGATTTGGCAACGGCTCGTAGCCAACCAAGTCAGCCACAACAACCAACGCAGGATCAAGTGTTGTGGGAGCAAGAGGAGCAAGTTTTACGCAATCCCGAAGCTAGTGATTGGCAAAAATATGCCGTTCAGTCAGCTCGTGAGGCCCGTCAAGCTCGTCAAGCATCTCAAAATGCAATTATCCGTGCTGAGGATTTAGCTGATAAATCTGCTTTTGACCGTATTCGTTCTGAAAAGCCTAAGTTGTATGAGGCCTATAAAGACCGAGTTGAAAGTATGTTGACCGAGATCAGAGGTCGTGGACAAAACGCTCCTCGTGAGAAATTGTTAGCGATTTTGGTTGGTGAAGATATGCTTGCGGGCAAATTAAAAACAACTGGAAGTAAGACCACAAGTGGCTCTAAACGTCCAGCGACGCCAGGTGCTCGATCAGATGTAAACGCTAGAGGTTCTAGCTCTATGTCTGAGGCTGAAAAGCGAGCAAAACGTTTAGAGAATATTCGCATCTAATGCAAATTTTTTCTAAGGAAACTAAAATGAAAGCTTTACTAAAAAATATGTGGTTATCTCTAGTGAGTTTAATCTCACCAGCTATTACTAACTATTCACCAGGTCCTTCAGGCCAAACTATCGCTAACGATATTGAGTTACACATTGCTGATGAAGTATTGCGTATTGCTCAACGTCAATTAGTGGCTTATCAATTCGGTCAACCGCTTAAAATCGACAAGAATACTGGTGTGACTTACACCGCTACTCGTTATGAGCGTTTACCACTTCCATTCGCACCATTGAGCGAAGGCGTTGCAGCAGCAGGTGAGTCAATCACAATTGCTCAAGTTAGCGCGACTGCTCAACAATGGGGTGACTTGGTTCGTGTGACTGACGTTGCCGATATGACTATCAAACATCCGTTGTTTAAACAAGCGATCCGTTTGATTGGTATCCAACAACCTGAAACTATCGAACGTAACGTATTGAACATTCTATTGACAGGTACTCAAGTCAACTATGCAAATAGTAAAGCTAACCGTGCAGCATTGGTTGCTACTGACGTGATGACTCCGGTTGAAATTTCAAAAATCGTTGGTTCTTTAGAAACATTCGGCGCACCAACATTCAATGGCGATGAACGTATCGACATGATGATTGACGCTGATGCACGTACTAAAGCTTCATCTAAACCAGGTATCATGCCTCACTATGTTGCATTGATTCATCCATTGGTTGCTCAAGATTTGCGTCAAAACTCTACTATTGCTACTGCATGGTCATACAGCGACATCAATCGCTTGTATAACAATGACCTTGGCGAGTGGGGCGGCGCACGTTTCTGCAAAACCAATATGATGCCTTACTGGACTGGTGTAGCTGCCGTTACTGGTACTCCAGCAACAACTGGTGGTGCTTTGGCTGCTGGTACATACTACATTCAAGTGACTGGCGCTCCTACAGCGACTTCAGTTGAACAACGTATTTACCAAGTATCAGGTGCATTGACAGTTGGTGGTTCAGGTGCAGGTTCTATCAGCGTAACATTGCCAACATTGGCAGGTTATGTGTTTAACGTGTACATCGGCACAACTGCAAGCCCAGCTAACTTGGGTCTATCAGCTTCAGGTCCTTCAACTGGCCCATTAGCTGGTAACGCAACTCAATTGGCTTCAGGCTCAACAGTAGTTATCACTGGTACTGGTGTTGCACAAACACCACCTGCTGCACCAGCAACAGGCGTAACAGTGTTCCCAACATTATTCTTCGGTATGGACGCTTATGGCCAAGTATTGCTTGATGATGTGGAATACAACTACTTGCAAGGTGCTGATAAGTCAGATCCGATGAACCAAACTCGCGTTGTATCTTGGAAGATGATGTACGGTACTATCATCTTGAACAATGCGTACATGGCTCGTACTGAAGCAAGCTCAGCATTTAGCGTAGGCTACACTGCTGGTACTGCGTCAGAATAATGACGTAACCTTAAGGGGGGCTTCGGCCCCTCTTATTCACTAAGGAGCAAGATCATGTCACAAGAAAATACAAAATTATCACTACCTAAAACTGAAAATAAAGAAGTCACATTAGCTGAGTTGCAGTCACAGATTGCGGCCCTTCAAGCTCAGTTACTTCAAGAGCAGGAAGCACGTAGTGTTGCTGAAAGTAATGCGTTAGCCACAGCCGAAGCTGGCATGTATGTGGGCAATAGCGACGAACAACCAACAGGTAAAACTGTAAAGATTAAAAAATGCACCAACCCTTGGGAAACCGACGAACGTAAGCAAAAATTCGTAGAGGTTGATGTACCAACTTATTTTTATCAGATACAATTGCCAACAGGCGCAGGTATCTCACTCACAACTAATGGTCAAGATTATTTCCATAATGAGACCTATACCGTTGACTTGTATACACTGACCGATTTAAAGAGCCGTATTGCTCGTTGTTGGGACCATGAGAAGTCAATTCATGGCGACAATGAAAATGCGTATCGTCGCCCAACAAATCGCCATTTTATGGGCAAAACACGTTAATCTAAGGAGTATGACCAAATGACTAAGAAAGAAGAAGGCACGTTGCAAGGCGCTTTAGTAACTGGTAATTTCAGTATTCAAGCGACTATGCCAAATGGTAAAACAATCAACGTTAGTGGCTATTTATACGAAGGTGAGTCAGTCGAGTCTGTGAATAACCGTGTAAATTTATTCCACGACATTGTAGATCACCAGCGTACTCGTTCTGAGATTCCTGAATTGGAAGCTCGTCGTGACCAAGGCGTACAAGCTCTAAAACAAATGAAAGAGGTTTTAGAAAATCTTGAGTCAAAACAAAAGAATGGTGCTAAACTAACGTCACAAGAAAAGCTTACTATTCAAAACATGGGTACTAACATTACTCGCGTTACTGAAGATATTGAGAAAGGTGAGCTGGCCATTTCTGAAGCTAAGAAAAAGGTCGGTTTAGGCTAATATGAGTTACACCGCAGCACAGATCGTTGCCGATGCTCTAGCGATAGCTAAGTGTCCAGGATTCACCGCGCAGGGGGGCAGGGCGTTGAATTTTGTGCTCGACGATCTTGTGCTGCACCGTAACTTAAAAGTTAATTTAATCACTACAAACTTAATTATTCCTGCTTATAGTAATGGCCCGTTTCCATTAGAGGCCAATTACTTAAGAACATACGATATGTTTTATGAAATTCAAGGTGAGCCTTATTTCTTAAATCCAGCATCGTTAAAACAATTCGACTCTGAGACACAACAAGTCAGCTTGGCAAACTACCCTTACGAGTGGGCTAGTGACCTTTCAGCCGTAGCGACTGGTGGCTTAGGTCAGCTTTATATCTACCCTCAATCGGCACAAAACATAACTGTTACCCATCGTTATTATTTGCGTCAAAACCCAATTACAAATCCTGAAACCAGCTCGGCTATTCCGTGGTTTTCAGACCAAGACTACCTGATTGAAGCCACAGCGATGCGTATGATGCGTATCACTGACGACTCTCGCTACAATGCGTGGGTGGCAATGTGTGACAAGATGCTTGAAGCTCATTTACTTACTGAAGGTGACGAGCAACAAGTTGTTAAAGAAGTGCAATTAGACCCTCGCCGATTCCGTATTGGTGGTTCTAACCGTCCAACGAAACTTGACCCTTGGTAAATTATGCCTATAGCAGATTCAGTACCCGTCAGATTTACTCCGAAGGGATTAGCTGACGCCTACGATGCAACGGATGTATTCCCAGGTGCATGTCGTAAGCTATCAAACTTAGTATTTGACCAATCTAACCCTGAGATTGTAGTTGCTAGACCAGGCGTTGATGGAGGTTTCACTTCTTTTGCAGGGTTCACAACACCTGGTTTCATTTCTGTTCAAATTACCATTGGTAACTATATTTTTGGTATGGTAGCCACAGGACTTACTGCGGGTAAAGACCAACCATTTTGTTACAACATTCAAAACGGATCATTTATTACCATTAGCGGTGTTACGGCTGGTAATTCTGAAGGTCGTCCAACATCACCGCCAACCACAGGTGCTTGGACACCGCCAAGTATTGCAAGTATTGGTTCTAAACTTATCATTACTCACCCTGGGTATAGTGGTACTGGTACGTCATTCTTCGGTGTGATTGACATTAGTAACCCTGCAGCACCAGCATATAGCACCATGAACACAACAAGTCATGGTTTACCTAGCGTCCCAACTTTTGTAGCTAACTTAAACAACCGAGCATACTTTGCTTGCGGTAACGTTGCTTATTACAGTGACTCACTCAATCCAACTGTAATGACAAACGCAGGTCAGTCATTGACATTAGGTGACACTAGCCCAATTACCGCATTATCAGGGCTACCTGTGCAAACTACTTCCGCAGGTGTTATTGCTGCGCTTATTGCATTTAAAGCAACTCAAATTTGGCAAATTACGGGTGACTCAGCAATTACGGGATCATTATCGCTTAACTATTTGTCGCTTAACATTGGATCAGTATGTCCAAGGTCAGTTGTACCATCACCATTAGGGACATTCTTTGCTGGCCCTGACTCAGCTTATTTGGTTAATGCTTTTGGTGCAGTAATGCCAGTGACTTACCAAGACGGTTATGGTGCGACACCTGATATTAGACAACCTTTCGGATACATTACTCAGCCTACACGTGTTGCGGCAGCGTTCGCTGGCAACATTTATCGCATCTGTATTCCTACCATTGTCGATGGTGTGGCTGGCACATACGACTACTGGTTTGATACGCGTAAAAAGCGTTGGAATGGCCCACACAGCTTCGTATATGACTGTGTATCGTCAGCAGGTAACTATTTCATACTTTCAGGGTATGGTAGTGGGGCAAAAATGTTTAACGGGTATGTTTACCCAAGCTCGTCAACCGTCTATAACGATAACGGGGTGACTTACAATGTAGAGCTTAAATCAGCGCAATTCCCAAAACGTGATGACATGGAAATGAAGCAGGTTGTGGAATCCACAATTGAGCTTTCATCTATCGGTAACGCAACTACGTATGCCATTTCAGCTTATGATGATAAAGGTAACTATATCAACGGTACTAACGTAACGACTGGTCAAGTTGGCGGTATTTGGGGGTCTAATAAGTGGGGCGATGGTACTTCATGGCAAAGCTCAACAATTTCACCTAGAACTTACGCAGTAAACTGGACAATACCGTTGGTATTCAATAAACTAGCAATTGACGTACTTGCGCCAGCATCCACATCCATTGCAATTGGTACATTCTATGCAAGGTATCAACGTACTGGCTACTTATTACAGGCTTGAGGTAGATTATGAGTAACATTATCAGCACATTTCCAACCACCTTACAAAATGGTACGGTTGAGGACGCAACTCAAGTAATGACACTGTTTAGCTGGATTCAAAACCAAGTAAACGGCAATGCTTGTGCCGCAACAAGTGGCTCAGGTATGCTTAAAGGTGATGGTTCAGGTAATACACTCCCTGCCGTTGCTGGTGTGGACTTCACAACAGGCGCTCAAGTACAAAACTCAAGTCTTACATTCTTATCCTCGGTAGCAGGTACAAATACAATCGTTGGCACTTTAACTCCAGCTATTACAGCTTATCAAGCTGGCCAAATGTTTAGCTTCATATCAGCGGGCGCAAATACTGGCGCAGTAACTCTAAATGTAAACGGCGTAGGGGCCAAAGCTGTCACAAAATTAGGTAGCACAGCATTAGCTTCTGGTGACATCACAGCAAATGCTATTATCATCGTTCAATACGACGGTACAGAATTTCAATTAGTTGCACCTGCTGCATTAAGTGGTTTAGGGACAATGGCTTTCCAAAGCTCAAGCTCAGTGTCAATTACGGGCGGTTCAATTTCAGGAGTGAGTTTCACTGGCAACATCACTGGTAATGCCAGCGGTTCTTCAGGGTCATGCACGGGTAATGCCGCAACTGCAACACTAGCAGCTCTTGCAACGAATGTTACCAATGCTTTAGGGCAAGGTTCTCAAAGTTGGCAAGATGTAACTTCAAGTCGAGCGCTTTTAACTACATATACAAATTCCACTGGAGTTCCTATTGAAATTTCAGTTAGAGCTATTTCGGCAGGAAGTGGATCTTTTGATTTAACAGTTACAGTGGCAGGTACAACAGTTGGTCACATGACTACGTATTCTGCTAATGCTGGATATGGAAATCTAATCACTGCAATCGTCCCAATCGGGGCAACTTATTCAGTCTCAGCTAGTGGTGGTACAAGTGGCACTGGTACTTTAAGTCAATGGGTTGAATTACGTTAAGGAAAAAATTATGATTTATTATCAAAATCCAGCTAATCAAGAAGTTTTTGGGTATGACGAAACCGACCCAACGCAAAAACCTTATATTGACCAAGCAATTGCAAATGGCTGGGTAAATATTACTGGTAATTGGCCACCTTTACCTTCAGCGCCAACGGCTGAGCAAAATAAAGCAACTGCTACTCAATTACTTCTTGATACCGATTGGTCAGAAATCCCTAGTGTAAACGATCAGTCATTGTCACCACATTTAGATAATGGTGCTGCGTTTGTTGCTTACCGTAGTGCCATCCGTTCAATTGCAGTTAATCCCGTAGCTGGTGACATCGTGTGGCCAGCGCAACCGAAAGCTCAGTGGAGTAATTAAAAATGGAACACGATCACGTTAAAAACGCCATCGACATTGGAGCCATTGCTGGCTTAGCGGGGGTGCTAACTGGCATATTACCAGTCGTGACCACATGGCTTTCCTTCCTATGGGTTTGCTTACGGATATATGAGACCAAAACTGTTCAACGCTTAATTCACGGTAAACAAAATGACACAAATAACAACTCACTTTAGTCTTGAGGAGCTTATTCGCTCAGACACAGCGGTACGCTTAGGTATCGACAATACGCCTTCAGACGCAATATTAGCCAACCTTAATGTGTTGGCTCAAGGTTTAGAAAAAGTGCGTAGCTTGCTGAGCATATACAACAGCCCCCTCCTAATTAGTTCAGGCTATCGTTGCCCTGCATTGAATAAGGCTTTACATGGTGCGAGCAATTCAGCTCACATGGATGGTTATGCTGCTGATTTTACTTGCCCTGATCGTGGCACACCTCTCGACATCGTTAAACAGCTTGCCGCCTCAGACTTACAGTTTGACCAATTAATACAAGAAGGCACTTGGGTTCATATCTCGTTTGACCCTAAAATGCGTCGTGAAGTATTGACTGCTCATTTTGTGAATGGCGTCGCAACTTATACGAATGGTGCTTAATATGGATATGGGCAAACTTATTTCGATGATATTTCCAGTAATGGTCGCAGCCGTTGGTTGGATGATTACTAGCGTAAATGGTATGCAAAATGAGTTAGTCGATATTCGTTCTAAAATGCCAGCATTAATTACACCACAAGGTGTGCCTACTGATAGCCCTATTTCAGCGGAAGCTCGGAATAAACTTAAAGAAGAATTAAACGGTAAGATTGGCGAATTAAATGTGCGAATCCGTATATTAGAGGAACATGATAAGGAGTTTAAAAAATGAACTGGTTAGAACAAATTGCACCAACCATTGCATCATGTCTAGGTGGTCCACTAGCTGGATTAGCAGTAACCGCAATCTCTAAAGCCCTTGGCGTGAATGAGAATGATGTCAATAAAACTATCGAAAGCGGAAAATTATCTGCCGATCAAATCGCTTCACTTAAACAAGCTGAGTTGCAATTGCAATCTCAAGCCCAGCAACTAGGCTTAAACTTTGAGCAATTAGCGGTTCAAGATCGTAGCTCAGCACGTACTATGCAAGCTACCACAAAATCATTGATACCTGGCGCGTTAGCTATTTTTGTGACCTTCGGCTTCTTTGGTATTCTTTACGCATTGATGGCGGGATATGCTACTAAGTCTGACGAGCTAATGATTATGCTTGGCTCATTAGGTACCGCTTGGACTGGCATTATTGGGTTTTATTTCGGGTCATCTGCTGGCAGTCAAGCAAAAGACCAATTGCTACATCAATCGACACCTGTGGCGAGCTAATCATGGTTACTAAAGTCGCACGCCCAGCAATTAAAACTAGCTCAGGTAAAGTTGTACCAGCCCCACGATTAGGGTTGCAACATAAAGACATTGACGCTGAAGGTCAACGTGGCTTCTTACTTAGCAATGGCAAATTTGCTAATCGTGGTGAAGCTGCTAAAGTAGCTAAAGCAGCAGGTCAAGTAACTGGTGTACAATCACTACATAGTCACCATTTACCCGAATATAAAGCTAAACACAGAGGTAAGAGCAAATGAGATTTGAGGACACAGCGTATATCCCTAAAGGTACTTCAACAACTGAAGTTGACCGTATCTTAAAAGAAGTTGGCAATGTTGACGTTATTCATCATTTCAACTCAGGGGTTTACGCTAAAGAGGTGCATGTCCCCGCAGGTAGTAAGTTATGCCAACATAGCCACACGTTTGACCACATGAGCATTTTAGCAAGTGGTACAGCTAGGGTTGTGGTTGATGGTGTGGCTGCGGAGTTTACTGGCCCTCAATGTTTGACGATTGAAGCAAATAAGCATCATTCCGTCGAAGCCCTCACCCCAGTCGTTTGGTTCTGCGTCCACGCAACCGATCACACAGACGTTGAGAACGTGGATATGATGCTTATAGAGGAACGCTGCAATGCTTAAAATTCACAAAATGCTAATTGCGATTATTAGCCCGTCATTTATTAGTGCCATCGCAGGGCCAGTTTTAGGTTCAGTGGCAGGTAATGTGGTCGGGGGTTTATTGGGTGGTGGCGATAGCCAATACTCAGGTGGTGGCGCACCTGCTTATCAACCAACATGGCAAAGCGGTGCCGATACTGCATGGCAACAAGCGTATGGTCAAAACCAAAATATCGTCAACCAAGCGTATCAAGGTGCGAACCCGTTATTCCAACAATCATTACAACAACAAAATGCAATTAATTATGACCCATACCTACAAGCATACGGTCAAGCAGGTAACTATTACGGTCAAGGCGCTAATGTGGCTGGTCAACAAGCTGGTGCTTACGGTCAGCAAGCAGCTTTATCTAGCCAGCAGCAACAGAATTTGTACAATGCTGGGAACCAAGTCTATCAGACTGCGCTTGACCCACAAAACGCGCTATTCCAGCAAACGCAACAGCAACTAAC